CCCTCGAAGGTCACCGGAACGGACTGCCCGAGGGTCACCGTTCCGCCAGCCCCGACCGTGATCGCACCGCCGGCCGAGACGGAGACCGTTCCGGAGAACGTAGGGCTGGCGGTTGGGGCGGCGCCCAGTGCAGCGCGTGCGGCTGCGGCCGTAGTGGCGCCTGTGCCGCCTTGGGAGACACCCAGAGGCAGCGTAGCGATCGGGGCGATCGAGGCCGCCGCAAGTTGGCTCACGGTGACAGCGTCTTGCGCTCCCGTGCCGTTCGCCACGTTGGTGATCCGTTTGCTCGCGGCGCTCCAAGTGGTGTCACCGTCTGCGGGGCCGATCGTCAGGTTGGCGCGGTCGATCGCCTCTTGATTCAGATAGAACGCCTGGGTCGAGTCCGTGTCCATCGTGGACTCGTCGAGGGTCCCGACTTGGTAGTCCACGAGACGTGCACTCGATGAGGTGTCTCGGTAGACGATGATGAGATCGCCCAGGGCGGGCGTTGAGGTGATCTGGATGAGCCCAGAGTTCACCCAGGTGAACGGCGCATCGACACCGTTCACGGTGCACTTGACGTGCGCTTTCTTGATGTAGGGGAAGGGGACCGCGTACTGATTGGTGGACCCGTCCCCGGTGTAAGGGTTTCGTGCGAAGGACATCGTGATGAGTTCTCGGAGGGAATCCGAGGGACCATCACGGCCCCTCGGGTTACTGCGGCGGCTCGTGAATCGCTTTCGCGATCCGGAACCATTGGTTGAACGGCGTCAGGAGAAACGCCTTCTGCTTGAGCTTCTCGGTGTCCCCTGCCACGGCGGCGTTCGCCGCTTGGCCGACAGTCGCGAGCGTTCCCGCCCACGGACCCATCAGTGACTCCCACCATGCGTTGTTCCGATAGCGGGTCGAGATGCCGTCCGTCGAATGGCCGGACAACTTCATGCTCGCGTCGATGTACGGCGAGAGGTAGGCGAACACGCCTGAGCGATCGAGGACCTCCTTGGTCCACTGCTCTGCGGTGTACTTGGCCGGGTCTTTCCCGTTCATGTACGCGCGGATCGTTGACACCAGACCAGCCATGCCGAACAGGATCGCGAACGACTGAGCGGCCTGCATATCGCCGTCCAGGATCAGGCGTTGCGACGCCGGGACCAGGAAGCGATTGATGGAGGCGAAGCCATAGGAGCCGAACTGGAGCATCAGCTTCCCGATCGTTGAGCCCATGAGGTTCGGCAGATCGCCAACCCCAGGGGACATCTGTGCGCGGTCCATGATGCGCCGCACTGCGATCCTGAGTTGCTTGTGCGCGTCCGCGCCGCCGGCCTCTTGGTGCCACAACTGGGCGTTCGGATCGAACAGCCCATCGACCTCCTTGCCGTGCTTCTCGAACATCTTCGCAATGGCGCCCGCCTCGTTCTCCCCAATACCCAACACAGCGAGTTCCGCGCGTTGACTCTGGGAGAGCTTTGAGTAGGCAGGGAGCCACTCACGGAGCTTCGACATCATGGCGATCGCCGCCGTCGTCTTGCCCATCGTGTTCCAGGCGTACATCCCCGAGTACACGTTCATCCGTTGCGTGAGCGTGTTCAACACACGATCTGCCGCCCCGGTGACTCGTTGCTTCAGGGAGCCTCGCGGTCCCACCCCGCCCGCATGCTGGAGATCGTTCAGGACGTGCAGTCGAGCGGTCGTAGAGTGACTCATGACCATCTCGGCCGCACGCGCGAGCGTGAGTAGCTCAGGGCTTCGCGGGTTGACCGCTGACTCCTTGAGGATGTTGAACGCCTGCTTGGCGAACTTCAGGGACTCCGCGCCGTACCCGACGTGCAGATGATGCGCGGCGATGTCGGTGAAGCTGGAGATCGGGAACCCCGCAGCGAAGCGTAGGTAGTTCAACTGGCGGAGCTTGCCGAGGCCCCAAGTGACCCAGGACTCCGGATCATCAGGGATGCGCGACTTGTTGAGCAGGCGGTCCCGCGCGACGATCACGTCTTCGAGGACTCCCATGAGTTCCACCTGGAGCTTCTGCTTGAGCTTGGCGTCATCGCCGGCCGCGCGGATCAACTGCGCGTACTCCTTCTCGATCTCCTGTACGTGGACCTTGAGGTCGTACTCGCCGAACCGCTCCATGAATGCGAGCTTGGGCGCGAGGTCGTCCCACTGCCGCTCCATGATGTGCATGAGGTCGGTGTGGAGCAGGCCCATCTCTTCGGCTGCGCGGCGCTCGACGTTGGTCAGGATGATGCGACGATCCTTGACACGCCCGGACTCCCCTACGGTGTTCGATAGGATGCCCAAGGGGGCGCGGCCGGCGTCGGTGATCCCGTTGATGAGATCGTCGATGGTGTCGAGCAGAGGGATCGCTTTGTCCGCCTTCTTGGCGCCACGGCGTGCGGCGCGGAGTTCTCTTTGGGCGGCCTTGAGGTCGGCCTTGGAGAGGCGGAGGCCGGCCTGGACATCGACCTTCTCCTGGCGCAGCGCATCTCGCGCGGCGCTCGCCTTCTCGTAGGAGGCGCGACGCTTCTCAGCTTTGGCTTGCGCCTCGGCGAGGGCGGCGTCGATGCCAGGACCCTCGATGGTCTTCTGCTCTGCGCGTGCCAGATCATCCGCCTTGCGAGCCGCAGCGTCGATCCACTTCTGGGAGACGCGATAGGTCTTGGCAGCTTCAGCGAAGGCAGCACGAGCTTCCGCGCGGGCGGCGTTGGCCTCCTTGCGGAGTTGGATCGCCTCGGCCAATTCCTTGCGGGCCTGGGCGAGTTGCTCCGGGGTTGCAGTCTTCTTGGCGAGACGCGCTACGTCGGCCTCGACCTTGGCGGCCTTGGCTCCAGCGTTCGCGATCCCGAGGGATTGACCCAGAGCATCAAGCTCTGTGCCGGCGCCTTGGCGCGTGCGCTCGATGTCGTCAGCGAGATCGAGCAGGTCCGGGTAGTCCCGGCGGATGCGGGCGATCGTCTCTTCCGCACCCTTGAGCTTGTTGTCGATCGCGGACAGGCGTTGAGCGAACAGCCTGATCTCGGACTCGCGGGCCTTCGCGCGTATCTCGGCGAACGTGGCCTTCTTCAGGTCGGCCGCGTTGGCGTTCGCTCCGCGCTCGATCACATTGAGTTCTTCGAGTGCGGCATCGTAGCGTTGCTGCGCGGACTCCAGGCGAGTGACGGCTTGACGCTTGAACACGTCGGTCATATCGCCGGTCCACTCCTGGAGAATCTGGATGCGCTTTGTGTCGCCCACAGGGAGCTTCTCGAAGTCCTCCAGCTTCATCGCGTGGTTGTCCGCGAGCCAGGACACATCGGGCCGCTTTGAGAAGACCTCAAGGAAGAAGTCCTCGGCGTCCGCGCGGTTCATCAGGATGTTCTCGCGGTGCCACAGTTGCGCGTGGCCGTACTGCTTGCCCAGGCGTTGATCGTCGGAGATGAGTCCGAACTTCACGAGCCGGTCTTCCATCTCCAGGGAGGTCTTCTCCCAGTTGCGCGCGGCCTTGTCAGCCCAGGTGTAGACCATCTCCTGAGCCTTCGGATCGGTGATCCCGCGCTCTTCGAGGAGCTTAGTGACCGTCCGCATATCGGTGTCGGAGAGACGCCCGCCGGCCTGCCACAAGTCGTTCGTGAGCATCGTGCGGACGATCTGGTGGAACTGGTGCGCTTCGAGCGGGTTGAGTTGTACTGCGCCCCCGGTGAACAGGGACACGTCCGACTTCACGCTCTGCGCGAGGCCGGCGCCGTGTCCACCCAGGGCCTTGTTGAGTTCCACGAGGGCGTCGTGGGTGTACTGCACGGAGGACTCGAAGGGGATCATGTTGTCCCTCACGAGGTCCTCGACGGAGGCCGTGATCGGCTTGCCCTCGCGGGCGCCCTTGGTGAAGATGCCGCCGAGGTCCACCATGCCGTGAAAGATGTCACGGGCGACAGCGGAGGACCACTCGAACGATCGCTGGATCGGAGTGGCTCCACGGATCGGACGGGTGAGCTTGGCGAGCAGAGAGTCCCCGCCGGCCAGCTTGGAGTCCTCGGCGCCCATTGCGGACTTCGAGGCGGCGCCCACAGAGCCCGGAATGGTCTCCGCAGAGGACAGCGGGTCGCCGGCCTTGACGACGGCCATAGGGTGATCCTGGGCGGCGTCGAGCGCCTTCTCCAGGGGCTTCTTCACGCCGGGGTGGAGTGCTCCAGCGAAGAGCCCAATGCCGCCCCCAAGGGCAGCCCCGAGGCCGATGTTGAGGTAGGACTCCTCGCGAGTCCGTAGCTCCTGCATCTGGTGCAGGGTGAGTTCCTGGGCGCCCATGAAGGCGGCCCCTGCGCCGGCCATGCGGCCGACGTTGTAGGCGGTCCTGGCGCGCGCCATAGGACCAGCCATAGGTACGAGCGTCGAGAGGTCCAGGAGGCTCATGCCCATTCCCAGGGCGCTCCCGAGGAACGTCCCGCCTTTGGCGGTCTCGATGTCGAACTTCTCTTGACGCAGTTGTGAGACCTTCTCGTTGAACTCAGCCTCACTGCGGACGTTGTCGAGCATCCCACGATTGACGTAGGGCTCGATGTCCGCGTATTCCTTCTTCTTTTCCGCGAAGTGGCGGTACGGGTTGAACCCGTTCTGAGCCGGCAGGCCGGTCTCGCGTTCAATCCCAAGGCGCTCCAGCGCGGCCCCGAGGACGGTCTCGCGCCGCCACAGGGATACTGCCGTATCGAACGCACCGGGAGCGTCCCGGTCCACGATCTCCGTATCAACGGTCGCGGTGGGAATCGCAGCGGGGTTCTTGATGTGGCTCTGGGAGGACGCTTGGAGGTCCGCAGCCACGGGGTCGTACTGGAGGATGTCAGCCATTGAGTGTGATGTGAATTACCCGCGCGTGCCGGGGGTGATCGTTCCAATCCTGGTGGGACCTTCAGCGACCATCGTCCCGCGCTTCATCGCGAGGTACGTCTTGGCGTCGGGGACGCCGACTTCGGAGAGACCCGAGGCTCCGCCTGCGAACATGACCGCCTCTTTGTAGCGGCGATTCCACAGGCCCGAGATGTTCTTCGAGTTGGAGTTGTTGAGTATCTCGTTCAATGCGGCAGTGGTGTCACCGCCCTTGACAGCGGCAGTGATTTTCGGGCCGATGAGACTCGGACCGTTGAACGCCATCGACACGAGGGCGAGGCGTTGGTGGACCGGGACAGTGGTGTCCCCGATGCGGGCCTTCACGACCGACTCCGCCTCGTCAGCGTTGTAGTCGAAGAGCCGGCGAATCTGCACAGGGGTCAGCGATTGCCGCCCTGCGTAGACCTCATCGAAGGTCTTGTCGTCGAGTTCGAGGGCGTTCTTGAACACACTGCGTGCATCCTTACGGTCCATGTTGAACCCGATGCCCACAGTGATGTTGCCCTTCTTCACGACGCCGTCAGTGACCGTCTTGCCGGTCGAGTCGTCGTAGGCGAATTGCCGCACTGCCTCGGACCCCGCAATGAAGTCGTAGCGTTGCTGCGCGTAGCCTTGGTCAACAGGAGTGTTGTACATATCGAATGCGAAGCCGCCGCGAGTGCGTTGCTGGCGGTTGGTGAGAGAGGCGATGTAGTTGGCGCCCTCCTCCGCCGTGTTGATGCTTGGGGCGGCGGAGGCTGCGTCTTGCATCGGGAACCGACCGGACCCTGCGGACGACTGAAGGTACTTCGAGAAGAAGTCCCTCGTCACCTGGGCAGGGTCCCAGGACGTGCTTACTTCACTCACTGCTGTGCACTCCTGTACTTGAGCATCGTCGGCGATGCGGCCGGGAGGTCTTCCATGCGCGGCCCTTTGGAGGACGCATCGAACTTGTCAGCCCGTTGCTGCACGGTTGGAACCTCGGTCGGGTGGAAACGGTACATCAGACGGAATGTGGTCTTCCCGCCGATGACCCAGGGGTCGATCGCGATGTAGTCCGGGAGGGACTTCGAGAGCAACTCAGCGGCGGCCTTGGGGTCGGCCGGGAGCTTGATCGGCTCGTGCGCCACTACCGACCCTGGAGCCTGGAGGATGCCGAACTCAGTGACCGCCCCTTTGAGGGCTTGCGCGGCCTCTGAGGGTTTCATCGGTCCGGCGTACTCCTTACCCGGCTCCAGGAAGATCGGCTCGCGATCACGCATGATCGGGAACGATCCAGTGGACATCGTCTTCACGCCGTCGTGGGCCACGTAGATGTCACCGTTGAATATCCCAGGCATCTTCTTGCCGAGGTTATCCATATCCGACTTGAAGGTCTTCGTGGTGTCCTCTTCGAGCCCTGTCTTCGGGTTCGTGATGATGCCGGGACGCCATACCTGCTGGCCGTTGTAGACCGGAGGGAGCGTCGCCTTCTGCACGACGAAGTGTCCGTCCGCTCCGGGGATCACCATGTAGTCCTTGCGGATGTTCTTGGCGATGTCCTCAGTGGCGGCCTTCTGGTAATCCGGCACGCCCGCGTTGCGGTACTTCATGAGGGTCGTCCCGTAGGACGCCATGATCTCGTCGGCCGCGTTGCCGTGGAATTCCATCTTGCGCGCGGAGGTGCCGAAGACCAGACCGGGGAGACCGAACATCTCGGCGACCTTGTCCTTTACGTTGTCCTGGGCCTTCTGCATCGCCTCGTGGTTTGGCTTCGAGGGCATCTGCATCAGGTCGTTCCACTTGAACTCCGAGGGCTTCGACGGGAGGTCCGCAAGGGACTTGTCCTGAGCGAGCAGCGCAAAGGCGGCCTCAGGGTTGCCCCCTGTGACGGCCATGAGGCGTTGTCCAGCTTGGTACTTGTCGCGAGCGTCCTTCGACATCATGGTCCCGATGTCGATGCGACCTGAGTCCTCCAGGCCCTTGTAGAAGCGATACGCGCGCACTTGCGTGGCGGGATCGTTCGGGTTCGCCATCATGGATGACATCAGCCCCTTCAGATCGTCGGCGATTGCGCCAGTGCGTGCGACGACCTGGGCGGTCTTCACAGCCTCGTCGTCACTGCGCGTCGGGTCGATCCCGTTCGCAGCGAGGTACTTCTGCTGGTACTTGTTGATCTTGCTCTGGTCGAAGTCTTTCAACTGCCCGGATGCAACAACGCCCACCCAGTTCACACCCGCCACTTCTTCGGCGAGCTTCTGCACCTGGGCGATGATCTTGGTCTTGATACCGTGGTACTGCGAGTACCCGCCGTGTTTGCTCACGGTCTCTTCGAGTTGGCTCAGGAGCCCGACCATCGCGATCGGGTTCTGGCTGATCTTCGCGTCGATCATCTTGTCTTCGATCGAGCGATAGGCTTCAAAGCCAGTGGAGGTGATGTGCTTCGTCCACTTGTCCACCATCGCGTTCTCGATGTCGGCCGCAGCCTCCGGGAAGAGCTTTGCGTAGGGCTCGCCATTCGGTCCGTACCCCGGCTCATTGATGAGCACGGAGACCCGCTTGTAGGCGGCCGGCGTGGTGGCAGACCCGACGAGGGCCTTCATGATGAAACCCTTGGCCTTCGACTCTTCACCGGGGAACAGGCGCTCCGCCTCTTGGGCGCGGCGCGTGAGCCACGCGGTGTTGACCTGATCCGGCGAGTTCATGATGTCACCGGACACAGCCTCGCGGAGGTTGTCCTGCCCCTGGAGGAGGGCCTGCTTCACATGGTTCTGCTTGAACTGGTACTGGAGCGTCTCGGACTTCTGCATGAAGTCGGACAGCATGTGCACGTCGAACGTCGGGTTGCCCGTACCGGCCCCTACCTCGCGGCGCAGGAAGTCGCGAGTCCACTTCTCGATGTCGGTGTCACCCGGCAGCGTAGCGGCCTGCGTTGCGTAGTCCTGGTAGAGCTTGTTCGAGGTCTTCTTGGCGGCTGCGAGGTCGTAGGCGCGGGTGTAGTCGAGATCGTCAGGGATCGCTTTGGGCAGCCCAGAGACAGCGTCGAGTGCACCCTTCTCCTGCTGCGTCACGTTCTCCCGCTTGATCTCCTCAACGCGGGTCTTGTGGTTCGCCTCTTCGAGGATGTCCCCCGCCTTCGCGAGGGACCCGAAGAAGCCCGTGAAGGCGCCCGACAGTTCCGACAGAGCGGCGGACGTGGTGTTGCCCGCCAGGACCGGCTCATTGTTGAACACTTGGACCCGCTCACGGGGGCCTTGTGTTTGCGCCGGGGTCCCTTGGGACCGGCGGAATTGTTGCTCGCGCATCGTTACATATCAATGTTGAGGAAGTTGTAGGCGCCTGCCAGCGAGGTTTTGTTCTTCTGACGCTCCTCGTCTTGACGACGGGCCTCAGTCTTCGCGCCATACGTCAAGCCTGCCCCGGCAGCTCCGAGGAGCCCCCCGATACCGGCAGCGTCGGACGCAGCGGTGTTGGACGCGATCTGATCGGACGCGCGACGTGCAGCGGCCGACTTACTCGACTGGATCGAGTTGATCTGGTTGCCCATGTTCGTGTTGATCCGGGACAGATCGAGGCCGGCGGTGTACGCCACGTCCTTGTAGGCTGCGTTGGTGATCGAGCCGAGGCCCTCCGCACTCGATACGCGCGCAAGCCCGAGTTCCTTCTCTGCTTGGCGCATACGATCGGAGCGACCCTGGGCCGCCTGATCGGCGACCGCCTGCTGTTGTCGGGTGTACTCAGCCTGGACCGCAGCGTTGTTCTGCTGCGCCCGTTGACTCTCCTGGGCAAGGGCGTCCTGCTTCATGCTGGCCGACGCCAGGGAAGAGACCCCCTGGAATATGGCCGCAGCTACGGCAAAGCTCATGACTACCCCTGCTTGGTGACGTTGTTGTAGAACCCGACCCAGAGCCCGCTCGTGATGACCGAGGGGTAGGGCGAATCGTTGGTGATGGCGATGACGGCGGTGTCCGCGTTGGAGTTCACCTTGAAGCGGAACGTCCCCTTCTCCACGATCGGGACGGACCCGATGTTGAACGAGGACTCGCCGAGGACACGGCCGGACATCCTGAAGGTCTTCGCAGAGCGGCCCTTGGGTGTCACCGTGACCTGGAAGTACCCGGTCTTCTTGAAGTTGAGAGTCATCGCGCGCATGACGCAGCGGCCGGCGGTTGTTGCGGCGCCAGTCTGCGGATCGCGCGGATACTGCGGAGACAGCACAGCGTTCTTGTTGTACTTGATCCCGAGGTAGGCGTCGTGGCCGGAGTAGTCTCCGACAGCGCGTACCGTCGTCGAGGACGGGTACGTGACGGTGAGAATCTTCCCGACCTGATTGGTGAAGCCCGATCCAAGTAGGACCTGCACGTCGTTCGCGTGCGTGTACGGGACCGTCCAGGTTGTCCAGTCGTTGCCCGCGTCGTATGTCCCCGCAGCGGTCGTGCGGCGGTCGTAGAGAGGCGCGAAGCCCATACCTGAGGCATCCACCTCGGTGTCCACCGGCATACGCTCCAGGCACATCTCCGTACCGTTGCGCTTGACCAGCATGTACAGGTAGTCCCCCACCACAGCGGCGCCCGTGATGCTGGCGTTCGAGGTGCTCGCTCCAAGCTCGTAGCGGTTCCATGCCGACTGGACCTTCTCGGACCCGTTCCAGTAGGAGGTGTACACGTAGATGCGGTTGCGCTCCTGGCTCGACAGGAAGAACACACGATTGGCGAGCGTGCTCGCGGTGATCTTCACCATATCCCCAGGGACATACCCTGTGACGTGCTTTGAGATGTCCGCAGCGACGTTGGAGAACGAGTCCGCGCTGTAGTAATACTCGTAGACCGTTGCGCGGCCCTGGGACTTCCCAACGAAGTACAGTTGGTCGCCCATGAGGGCCGGCTTCGCGCCGGCATCCATCTGGTACGCGGTCGTCTGGTCGATCGCAGCGGTGTCCGGGGTGAGCCTCTGGGAGTCCCCGCCGACCTCGAACTGCGCCTTGTCGGCCGTCAGGAAGAGCGCCTTACGGAACGGTACGCCGTACCTCAGGAGGTTCACTGAGGTGTTCCCTGCGGATAGCTCGATCGGATCGGACGCGATGTCCGTGTAAGCGTGCTCAGGCCACAGGTTGAATACGTCACCGGCCTGGGAGAAGTAGATGTTCTCGTCGCCCAGGAGACCGAGGCGCCCACGGAAGTACGCGGTGTCGGCCAAGGTTTTGCCGACGAAGTGCGGCGGCGGAACGGAGGTCGCATCGCCGGCCGAGCGATCGGTCCACGAGGCTTGACTCAGGGTCCAGTCCCCGCCCGAGTTGCGGACGAAGCGGTACGGCATCGACGACTTGTCGAAGGCGTTGGCCGCGTTGGGGTCGGCGACCTCGTTCCAGACTGCCCCGTCAGACTTGACGAAGTACGCGGAGAAGTCGGAACCCTGGTCCCCGGAGATTTTCCAGACCTGCCCAGTTGATGCGGCGGCCGCCGGCAGCGCAGAGAAGGTCTGCTTGGTGCCGGAGATCGCGCCGGCCCCTGCTGCGGCGAGCGCAGTCGTCTTGGCCGTGTTGGTGATGATCGTGTTGTCGGCGACAGTGGTCGCGCGGAACACGGAGTCAGGAGTGGCGTTGGTGATGTAGGCCGTGGCGTCCACTGCGGGCGCGTTCACGGTCTGCGCTACGCCGGTACTCAGGGAGAACACTTTGATGGACCCTGAGGTGATCGTGACGAGGTACTGCTCCGTCGAATCACGATCAATGAAGTGCGCGAAGGTGTTGTCCGCCGCCGACAGTTCGGTCAGCTTGCGGATGTGCTGCACGGCGGGACGCTTCTCGAACCCTCCGGACACAACGGAGGGCATGACGTTGTCGGCATCCTCCAGTTGGTTCGCGAGCCGGACATTCGCCGGCTGGCGGGAGACGCCGTTGAAGAAGGTCTTCAGCGGTTGTTCGATCAGCTTGCCCATTTATCGTCCGAAGTAGCGGTTCTTGCGGTAGGCCACGAGTGCGACCGAGGAGCTATCGCGGAGCACATTGAAGTCGTCGAGTTGCTCCTCGCGCTCTTCCATGCGCTCACGCGTAGTCATCTCTTCCTTGCTCTCAATCTGGTTGAGTGCGGCGGAGCCCATATCCCGGTACTGATACACACGCGCCGCGCGTTGCGCGATGTAGTACGCGATGTGGTACGGGAGGTCCTCGAAGTCCAGGAGGTAGACGATGTCCACGGTGATGTTGTTCGAGAACACATCGGTGTGGTTGTCGAGGTCGTACATGAAGCCCCCGCGTTGCGCGAGGTTGAGATCGACGTTGTCCCCTGAGGGGTCAACGCTTAGTGAATTGTTCGGGATCGGTATCTTGTGAGTTACCGAGTCCCGTGAAAGCGTCACGTCGTATTCCGAGTTGCAGTGGAATCCGATTGCCTGGACATCCTTGTTGACCTCGTCGAGCGTCTGCTCTGCGGTCTCGGCGTCCGACAAACCCGAGTCGAGCGATGACACTGCGCTTTCGCCGAGCCCCGCGCGTAGAACGATGTTTACTGCTTCGAGTTTGCTGAGTGCTGCCATGATTACTTCCGTTCGTGTTGATCTCCGGCGCAAGGCCGGAGGCCGTTACACCAGGAGAGTTGAGAGGAGTGCGCCCGCGCCGTCCTTGTTCGAGGCGTCGTAGATCGCCGCCAGGATCAGGTGTGCGTCAGGACGCCAGCCGTTGCCCTCGACGCCGAAGATGTCGTCCTTGTTCGCGGTGAGCGCGACGAAGGTCACCTTGGTGTTGTCGTGGTCCGGGTCCGAGTTGATCTTGTTCGTACCCAGGAGCAGGCCCTTACCGTTCACGGTGCCATCGGACTGTTGTTCGAGGGACACCTCGTACATCTTGCCACTCGAATCGTTGCGGTAGATGAACTTGCGAATCTTGTTGAATGCCATGTGAGTCCTTGGAGAAAAAATAAGCCCCACCACAGTGACGTGGCAGGGCTTAGAGGTGCGATTACGAGGTCTTGAATTCGACCGCGCACTCGGGGCGCAGCGGATCGGAACCCGAGCCCATCGAGGCCACCATGAAGTCCTCTTGACGACGAACGTCGCGGAAGGATTCCATCGTGATGTCGCGCAGCTTCACAGTACCCGCCGCCATCGGGGTCCAGAGGACGCCGGTCGTGGTCGAGTAGTTGGCGCGATACTTCGAGTACACCGTGGTGTCGGCGCTCTCGTTGGTCGTCGGCATCAGGCGCGAACGGTAAATCTCAACGTCTTCGACGATGAGCTTCTGGTTGCGCGTGTTGATACCGCCGTTCACCGGGCTCGTGTTGAGTTCCTGGTGGATCGCGAGGTAGCGGCCGTTGGCGTCCTTGGCATACTTGATCGCGTCGAACACGGCAGCGTTGACGGCCATGTAGCGCGGCATGTCTTCAGGGACATCCTTGTTGAACAGCGCGATGTTCGCGGTGCGGATCGCGTCGATCCAGGCTTTGCCGTCGATCGTGCCCGAGTTGGTCAGGGCCGCATCGGTGATGGCGTTACCGCCGGGGAACGGACCATCGGCAGCGGTACGCGCGGCGCGGATGATCGTGCGGAAGACGTTCTTGTCGAAGGTCTTCGCAATGGCGAGGCCGAGTTCCTTGCTGTACTGCGAGGAGACCTCGAAGTGCGACATCAGTTCGTCGAAGTCGTAGATACCAACGTGCGCGACCAGGAGGCCGTCCACGGTGATCGTCACCTCGGTCGTGTCGATGTCGTTGCCGATCATCTCTTGGCCGGCGGTGTGGTACTCGGAGGTTGCTTTCCAGGTCTTCGGGAACTGGACCGACTTGCCCGACTGAATGGTGCGGACGTTGTGCTTGTCGAGCGTCAGGACGGCTTCGGAGAAGGCCGCGAAGACTTCACCGCCGAATACCTTGAGGAATAGGGTACGCGAATCGGTCGAGCCTTGGCCGTCACCAAACCGCGCGGGCGCCGTAGCGACTGCGGAGTAAGACATTTGTGATGACTCCAACCTCCACGTTGCATGGAGGCGAAACAGGTAATGAACGAAGCACGGGTGACCGTTGAGGGATCGCCGCGAGTGCTCCACGGAGGGCTTTGACTTTCGGCTCTCGCGAGGGTTGTCCGTCCGAGAACGGGCCACACGCTACCTGCGGGGGTCTAGGGATTCGCTTACGTGGACGAGCACTACCTCGTCTGCGTCAGTGAACGCCTATTGCCTGGGCGGGTAGTGGCCGCCTGGGCGATACTACAAAGGGGGATTGGGATCGCCTGCGAGGACCGCAGGGATGATCTTGAGAGGACCTCAAGGGTACGACGTATGCTGTATGCAAACAGCGAATGGAGCGCGGACCGGGGTCTCACCGGTATTGACAGATTTCCATCTGGGTCTTAGGATTAGATGACCGCGCAATGCTGGATGCGGGGGTCGGACTCGAACCGGCGACCTCGGGATTATGAGCCCCGCACTCTACCAACTGAGCTACCCTGCGATTGATCTACCACGTATTGAACACCCCGTGGCGGACGTTTCCAGATACTCATCCGAGTAGGAGCAATGCTCTGGGACAAAGGGACAGATAAGACGCGCGTCCCCGCGATCCGTATGTAGCCGATTAGATCGCGGATCACACGGCGTACACGGAATTCTGTTGAGAGGGGTTTCCCAGTGGGGAGTCTCTAAACTCCCGTCCAGTGGACAGGTTACGCCCTCACCGGGCGACCTTACATCTGGAGCCTCGGTAGTCAACACGAGGTATCTTCCCGCCCATTTAACGGACCACCGCGACTACTGCGTGGTAGGGCTCGCTAACCGTTGTGACGGTAGCTCCTGGGGAACACTTGGGGTGCACTGGGGAACCCCTCTCGGGTTCCCGCCGATCAGAACTTCGATACGGCGATCTTCTGGCGGACCTGCGCGCGATACGCGGGGTCTACCTTGTACTTCGGATCGTTGATCGCAGCGGTCTGCTCCGCGAGCGAGGCGTAGCCGCCTTGGCCGCCCGAGGGGGTCGCGTTGTTGATCTGACCTTGCGGCTCACGATCTGGAGAGATGAAGCGATTCTTGAGCGTCTCCAGGGCCGCCTTGCGGGAGCCCTCGATGCGGAGTTGCTCGTTGAACGCTTTCTTCTCGTCCGGAGTGAGATCGGTCTTGGCTTTCGCCATGATCTCGTTGAACACTTCTTCGCCACCGACGATCTTGAAGGCGTCTTGGCGGACGCGCTCTGCGTCAGCCTTGATGAGGCGGATGTAGTTCTCCGCTTCGGCCTTCGGGATGCCGACCTTTTCGAGGGCCTCGTAGTCGGTCGCGTCGATGTCACCTTTGGTGGCGATCGACTCGCCGAGCTTGTTGAAGTCCAGGCCGGCGGACGCTACCGCTTTCGCGGCCGGGTCTTGGTCACCCTGCTGGTTGGTGCCCGCCTGCTGCGTCTTCTGGGCCGGCACACCTTCAGCCGACATCTTCTTCCGCAGTTCGCCGTAGCTCTTGGCGAGCTTCTCGGCGTCTACGGCGCCCTTCGTGGCATCCCAGAACTGCTCCTCGATCCACTCAGGGCGGGTCGGGACGAAGTTCTGGGTGTTGTTGTCGGGCTTCGCCCCGCCCTGGTTATCGTAGAGCGCAGCCATTGCGGCGTTGTACTCCGGAGTCCCAGGTTGCGGTTTGGCGGCGGGTTGCTGCGGTTGGTTGTCTTGTGTCGTCATTCAGTTTGTGGAGGTTGACCGGCAGCGGTGCCGGCAGACTCTGCGGCAGCGTTGGCGCCTGCGGAGGCCGCCTGCTGTGCGATCATGCGTTGGGCCTCGGCCTGCATCTCGGCGTCCGTGCGAACCATCGCCGGCATCCCGCGCGAAGTGAACCACCCCTTCAGGAGGTCGTCCTCTTTGATGCGTCCTTGGAACTGCGGAGGCAGGTTCGTGATGAGGCCGATAGCTTCACCGTACTTCTGCGCGTCCGCCGCGCGGCCGAGTGCTGCGATCCCCGTGGTGATGGTGATCGCGATCGTACCCTTGGGCCACTCAGGGAGGCGTCGAGCCTTCTTCATGACCTTCACGAGGCGGTTGAAGCGCGGGCGCATGAGGTTACCCGTGATGAGGGTGTACGCCCCGCCGAGCCCGGATTCAAGCTCCTGGGCCAGCATACGGATTTCCTCGGCGGTGACGCGCTCTGCGTCTCGCCGGAGATCGCTCGCCATCAGGAACGCCGCCGCGAGCTTCTGCGTGACGCGCACGACGGTCTTCTCGGCAAGCTCGACACCGTTGATGTTGTCGAACTTGAGCATCTTCACGTCGTCTTCACGCCCCGACAGGACGGACCCGTTGGTAGCCTTGGCGATGCGCGCACGGAGGTTTCCGCCGGCCGCGTTGGGGTTGACCAACGTGATGTGGCGGGAAGCCATTGCGACGCCCTCAACGAGGGACCTTGAGGCGTTCTCAAGGGTGCGGAATGCTCCGATGTGCTCTTCGATCTTGGAGCGGCCGTAATCCTCTTTCGGGACCGCAGCCCATCGAGGGACCCAGACGTTGAGTTCGTCCTCTTCGTAAAGGCCGGTCGAGCGCGGTACGCGCTTCGAGTCGATCTCTTGCCACGACTTGTAGCGGCCGTCTGCTTGACGTTCCCAGATCGTGTAAAGCTCGATCTGCGCGTCCGGGTTCTTCTGCTTGTCCGGGGCGATCAGGTCCTGCATCTCGACCGGAACGGTAGCCGGAGAGAGGGTCTCCAGGGTGATGATCTTCACCGCCTTGCCGGTCGCGTCACGGTGCGTGATGAACTGGTCGAGGCGGAACACCTTGATGGAGCCGTCCGGCATCATGACCTCGCAGCCCGAGCCGGTGACAAGCAGAAGCTGCATCGTCAGGTACGTCGGCTCGCGCCACAGGAGGCGTTCGACCTCTTCGCGAATCAGTTTCTCGGACTTGGCGAGCCCCTGCTCCACATCGGGCGGGGTCGTGTCAGTCCCACTCTTGAGCAGGACATCGTTCGAGACGCCGAGCTTGGCCGCGAGTTCATTCGGCGGAAGCATGGCGAGGAGGAATTTCGACGCAAGCGTGGTGACCGCTTGGCCGCCGAAGTCGTTGTACGGCTCCGGTAAATCTTGTGTACCGTTGCTGCCGAGGGGCGGGAGCAACGAGGGAATTGTCAGTTCCGCGTATTGACGAGCACGACGAAGAAACGGCTCACGCTTCGTGGCCGCCGCGTCGTACTGTTTCTTCAGCGAGTCGGCCATTACAGCGGGATGCTGAGACCCGTGCTGTCAGAGCCGGTTTGCGTGCCGGTACTCGGGTCCACCTTCAGAGCGTTGCGGCCATTGCGAGCCTTCAACTCTTCGAGCTTCTTCTTCGCGTAGTCGGCCGCGTTGGCGTCGATCGGAGGGGTCTGCGTGGTGTCGATCTGCGGCGCGGACATTACCTGCGGCGCCGGAGGTGTGTCGCCTCCGCCGAGGAACGATTTGAAAATGTCAGTAGCCATCAAAGCTCCAGGAACATGAACACACCGGAGTCCTTGAAACCTAGCCGGCGAAGTTGGTGGGCGTGCGGCCCCGTGGTCGGCCGCGCGATGACGACGCGGACACCCAGAGTGCACAACTGGTGGAAAATCTCGAACAGGGTACGGACGTATCCGCGTGTGACGTGGCATCCTGGAGCAGTGGTGAGATGAATCTCAGCCACACGCTCACTCATGACGTAGTGCGCCCAGACATACCCGACAGGGTTGTCCTCGACCAGTAGTTCCCAGATCGCGCAGAGCTTGAGGGTCTCAGGACTCCACGCGAACGGATACGCCCACGCTGTCAGGGCCTTCGCCAAAACGTCCGCCTGGGTTTTCCGAACTCGTACTCCGCAGTTCTGCTTGTTGCTGCTCGTACTCGACAATGAGGGCCTCGATGAATTCTTTGACGCCGTCCGCGCGGTGCAGCGCGTAGAGCGTGGCCTCGGCATCGCCGGGTGCTTCGCCTTGCTGGCGCAGGAGCTTCGAGAGGTCGATCGCGTCGGCCTGCTCTTTGAGGAACACGAGGAAGTCCTTGGTGTTGCCTGGGAAGTCCCGCACTCGGGGAGGTGTATCAGGGAGCATCTTTTGGTCGCCTGTAATAGGGGAACATTTTCCTAAACCCTTGATTTGTCAGCGGAAATAATCGTGGTCTTCGATGTCGTCCTGGGCCGTGGCGACGATGAGGTCCATGATGATCTCCCCGAGGGCCGTAGCCCAGGCCGTGATCGCGATGAGCCTCACCACCGATACTCCACTCCGACCCCGACGAACACGTCACGGGTCGAGTCGATCGTGGCGATCCCGCCGAAGTGGAAGTCCTTCACGCGGAACAGGTCTTGACGCACCTGGGCGCGAACAACTTGACGAGGGACCGGATGCCCTGGAGCGAACTTGTAGCCGTAGTCGAGCCGGATTCCGCCGCGTGTGTCTGCGGCGATCCAGGGTGCGGGCTCAGTCTTGATGACGGTGTTGGTGTCGCCAGTGGCCTCGTCGATTGTGGTGATGACGGTCTTTGGCCGGTCGTCATCGTTGGTAAGCGTCGTCGCGGTCAAGACCGACGTAGTGGCCGGAAGCTCCGGTATCCCGAGCTTCTTGGCCGCCGGCTTCGCGTACACCTTGACCTTCGGAGGCGTGATCGTCACCTTCTCGACGCTCTTCAACTGCGGCGCGGGGCGGGCTTGCACGATCGGACTGGGGGACTCCGTCCCAACCTCACGGTCCAGGAGCAAAATCGCCGACAGGCCCAGTATCGTCAGCAATGCGGCTTTGCGTCCGTACCCAATCAGGCGTTCCCGGAGTGAGTCTGAGAGTTGCATCTTGGTTGTCCTCGATGGTGTAGTGGCGCGGGCTCTTGTCCGCGTGCAGCGCCTTCAGGCGGGCGATGCTTGGCGTGAGTTCCTCGACGATCGACTTGTAGCCTCCGGCCACCATACGGTCATCGTTGAGCTTCCCTGCGGCCTTCGCGTCGATCATGATTGCGATGCACGCCAGGGCCTTGTAGAGGTGATTCAGTCCGGAGTCCGGGTCGATGTCCTCACCCTCCCACCACGACTGCATGTGGCGGTCGATAGCGTCCTTGTAGATCGAGGCGCGGATATCGACCGCACGGAAGTTCGCGCGGCCGTACTTCACGGCGCCCTCAAGGAGGGCCAGGGAGCCGGCCGCAATGGCGGTCGTGGGGAAGAGGTGAAGCGGGAGCTTGCTGCTCCCGATCAGGTCCTTCGGGTTGGTGGGTTTGAGTCCGCTCATTTGAACATCCACGGGAGGTGCATACCCTGGACCGCAGCGATGAACACCCTGCGGCTTGCGGCGGCGTTGAGGTTCGGGACCTCGTAATCGACGCCCGACGTTGGGAGCACTGTCTTGCGGCCGGCGGCCTCATCGATCTCGACGCTCTTGGCCGGCATGAGTTGCGCCCGCTCGATGCAATACGCCATCCAATCGGCCTGCTTCACGACGGGATCGTAGGTGTCGATGTCGAGGTACTTCTGCATGATGACCTTCATCAGGCGCTTCTCGATCACCTTGTACTCGGGGCAGAGACGCTTGGCCGGCGAATTGAGGTCCCCGAGGTAGGCTTCGGAGGCGTCGTGTAGCAGTGCTTGGCCGACGAGATCGGGGCGGTTGAACTCGACGCGGCAGATCGCAGCGGTGAGCAGCGAGTGGAGCGCGACGTTGTACGGCTCGCGGTCCAGACGGGTTTGCCCGGTGAAGCGGGCTTCACGCGCGAGGCCGGTCGCGATGTCGCCGATGTGAATCTGCGACGGGTCGGGCTTAAGGAAGTCCACGACGTGACCCTGGGAGGTGACGATCGAGGTGCTCTGCGGCCGATGGAGCGTGATGCGTTGCTCCGGAGCAGGGAGGGCGAGGTCGTACATTGGGAGTTCTTCTCCGGTTCTACGCTGGATGTCGAGACAGGTCCAGCACGGTTGCTTGAGGTCCCACCCTATGTGCGTCTGTGAGTGGTGTTTGCAGGTATTGCAGTCACGATCCGGCACGCGCAAGGGCCTCCTGGAGTTCGTGATCCCACGCCTCGTTCATTACGCGTAGCGTGGCGCCTATCTCAGATAAGACTTCTTCGGTCCAGAAGCCGCCGTTAGAGCGATCCGGATCGAAGGCCCAGTACCCGTCGATCTCGACGTAAAGCTCGCCGATGCGGACGCCGTTCTCGTAGAAGACATCCTTCGACGTGTCAGTATTGTCTTTGAGGTACGTCAGTGACATTCAGCCTCGTGTGAAATGTGTGGGGAGGGAGCGTCCACTTGATCTCGCCGGTCTCGCGGTCGAAGTCGCCAGGACGGAGGATGCGGGCGAGCGTTGCCTGCTTCAGAGCTTCAGCTTCGGTGAAGCCCTTGTCGATGAACGCCTGCCGGACTGAGGACCACATCGGCCTCAGGTGGACGTGGCCTTCGAGAATCTTCTCGGCCTTCTTGGGGCCAATCCCCGGACACCCGGAGTAGCCGTCCGTCGAGTCCCCGGTGAGGGCCTGGGTCATCCAGAAGCGGTTCGCCTCGGTCAGGGAGATGCGCCTGCGGCGGTCGTGGTACGGGTCGTAGAGATCGCATGGGACGGTCTTCATATCCTTGTCGGACGAGACGATGACGTTGCGGTACTCATCGGTCTCAGCCGAGTTGATGCCCATCACGTCGTCCGCTTCGAGGCCCTCGTGGTGGACACTTTCGTAACGCTCGCGCAGCGCGGCGACGACCTCCCAGAAGAAGGGAGGCTTCTCCGTGCGGCCGTTCTTGTACTCGACGAAGACGGCGCGGCGGAACAGTGAGCTACGATCGTCGGGGGAGAAGCAGATCAGGGACTCGGAGGCGTTGACCTTAGAGGCCCACGACTCCGTGATACTGAGTGCACGCTGAATGCACATGGACGCGGTGTTCTCCTGTTGCGAGGAGACACCGTTGTCCCAGTCGATCACTTCCCCAGGCTTGATGACGCACGACTTGAACGTTACTTCGTCGCCGTCGATCAGTGCGCGGACGGGTTTAGCCAAACAGAGCTTGAAGCAAGAAGATCACGGCGGCGAGACCTACGCCGAGACCCGCCAGGATCGCCGCAGCGCCACCGAGCATGAACCCGGTGACGGTGTCCGTCCACCAGGGGCGCGGCGTGATCGTGAAGTTACTCATTGCGTCCGAGGAGCTTCTCGATGCGGCCCTTGAGGTCATTCGCAAGGACAGCCTCGCGCATGTGGGCGCCGATCTGGTCGGTGATCCGGTCCTCGTAATCGGCGACCTTGATACTCAACCAATCGACGAACTTGTACCACCGCTCGATGACGGCCCAGGATCGCTCCGCCTTGTTGGCGGCCTGGGTGTCGTGGTGGACGCGGACCTGTTCGAGGTCTTCGAGCATCCGGTTGAAGGCCTTCAGTGCGTTGTCCGTGGAGGGGGCGCCGAAGATCAGGTAGCCGCCGAAGATCAGGTAGAACAGGTTCTTGATGGTTTGCATGTGTTGTCCTTAGTGGGTGTCACCCCAGTTGTTTCCGATGTCATACGCACCCGCGAGCGCGCAGCGCACGCCGAGACTGACCCCGGCTTCCTTGATGCAGTCCGCGAACAGTTGGCCGTAGGCGTCAGCGATCGACGGCTCCACTTCGCTCTGGACCTCGTCGTGCACGTTGGCGCAGTACGCCCACTGCTCGTTGATCTTCCATCGCTTGTTGGCCTCGATGTACTGGAGGCGGAGAGCCTCCTTCATGACGATCGCGCCGGCTCCCTGGAGGAGCGTGTTGAGTGCGGCGTGCTCCGAGCGGATATTCAAGTGACGGCCGTCGAGCCCGATCAGGTAGCCTGGACGTTTGACCTTCTTGGAGATCGCCTTCTTGATGTCGGCGAGACCCTTGATGCCGGTCTCCAGTGCGTAGCGCGCATCGGCGCCCGCCTGCTTCTTGTTGGTCGGAGGTTTCTGTCCCGCTTCGAGGGCGTCCTCGGCGATGATGAGGCCGATCTTTGGATCACCCGCGCCGTAGATCATGGCGTAGATGACGCGCTTCGCGTTGTCCCGCTTGTACAGTCCGATGATTTTCTGCGTCATCGAGTGCACGTCGGTCTTGTCTTCCTTCTTCCCTTCGAGCAGGGCGCGCGCATAGGCGCCGTCGTCGTAAGGCCACAGGTAGTGAGCGAGCATCCGGAGTTCCAGGCCCTCGGCATCGCAGCCGACGAGCTTGAACGGCGGGCGCGGTATCCAAAGCTCTCGCATCCGCACGTCCTTCTTGTCGATGTTCGCGGTGTTGGGCTTGGAGTGCGTCATGCGCCCAGTGACGGCACCGTTGGAGTTGACGCATCCGTGGACCTTGCCATCGTTCTTGACGTGGAACAGCCAACCCCCGCCCGAGCCGTCCTTCTTCGGAGGGCCGGCGATCTGGGACCACTGCTTCTCGACCCGCATGTAGCGGGCTAGGAGCTTGGCCTCAGGGTACGGAAGAGACTTGATGACCTCCTCGTCGGTTGCCGGCGCCCCGCCGTCCGTGAACTTGCGCGGGCGCCACTTGTACTTCGACTTGAACCGTTCGGCGATCTGCTTGCCGGACCCCGGATTGAAGGGTTGAAGCTCGACCTTGGTGAAGGGGACACCCGCCATGTAACCCATCTTGGCGTTAGGCTTCTTGGGGGTGAAGACCTCAAGAGCGACATACCAGGGAGGAAACGCATCTGCCAGTTCCTTCTCTACTGCGGTCTTCTCTTCGAGGAGTTCGGCCGCGAGTATCTGGGCCTTCTTCACGTCGAGCATGAAGCCGTTCTCCATCTGGAGACGGATGATGTGCGCTACGTCGTGCTCAAGGCGGACGCTGCGACCCCACGTTGGGATGCGCGGCTCCTGCTCTTGCCACAGCCGCATCGTGATGCGAACGTCGGTGTCGCAGTAGTCCTCCATCTCGGGGCGCCACGCGGACCAGGGGTCTTCGATCCCGTTGTCCTCACACCACTGCGTGTACTCGCCCTTCGGCATCTTGAACTGGTTGCCGTAGGATTCGAGCGCGTGGCTCTGGCGCTCCGGATCGAACAGGCGGCCGATGACCATCGTGTCCCAGAGCTTGTCCAGGATGAGACGGACGCCAGTCACCTTCTCGATCGCCGGCAGGTCGTAGCCGATACCGTTGTGCGCGACCAGACGATCGGCCGCAGCGAGGCGCTCCACGCCCATCGCAAGGGGGCCTTTCGGTTTGCGAACGTCGAGGCCGTGATCCGAGTAGCGGTCTATGATCCCCGTCTCGGGGTCCCCGATCAACAGACACCAGATCGTGTGAAGCTCTTCGAGGAGACCGTTGGTCTCCACGTCAAATACCAATGTCTGCAATCAGACTCCTATGTGGTCGGCTGTTTGTTTGCCTCGAACACAGCCGTGGCGAATCCCGCCGGGGTGGCGCTCCTGAAGTTGTGACGTTCCGGGCCTGGCGGTGCCTTGTGGATGCGATCATCCGGAGGTCCTAATCCGTCTACCATGAATTGCGCGGGCATGGCGAAGCCCCCCCCGGTCCACAAACATGTGCGCTTGGTGTAGTTGTCGTCCCGGCTGAATCCTGTGAATTGGTGTGGGCTGAATGTGAAGTCAGGTTTACGCCAGTGACTTGAGATGTTGCTTACCGGGTTCTCGATGAAGTAAGGGGCTCCGGACCACTCGCAGAACTCTGCGGCTGTAGCGAACATCTCGACGGACACAGCGAGGCGGCGAAGCCCTTTACCTTTGAACCAGCGCGCACCGCTAACCGCGAGGTGATCGCACGGTGGGAACGCAGACACGAACGTAATACGGTCCCGATCGACAGGACACAGCCACGGTTTCGTCAGGTCCCAGTGGACCTTGTGAAGACGACCTTCAGTCGTCACTCCGCCAGTCTCGTAGGCGGGTGGATGTTGAAGATCAACGATCCAGCACTCGTACCCGGCGTCTAGCCAGGGCTGGACCATCTTTCCCGACACATCGAAGAGACTTACAACGGTGTCTTTCATTAGCCTCTGAGTTGACGCACGAACGCGGCGACGGTTTCAAGCTCGTCAGGGGTGGCGTGCGATTTGATTGTGTTGGCGAGGTGTGAGAGGACGATGATGTTGCCCCTCACGTACCCCTTCTTCGGGTCGATCCGATCCAGCGACGGCGAAGCCGCCCAGGGTGAGCGCCCCGTAGTGTTGGGTCGTAGCCGTATCCCCAAGGCCGGACACCACGCCGGGACGTGAATGTCCGCAGGCGTGATGTCGAAGGGGATGCCGGCTTTCCTTGCGCGGCCTCGCGCCCATCTGTGCAGGCGTCCGGTCGGTGTTTCAGACGGCGGTTTAGAAGCCGTCCGTGTTACTTGCTTCGGCAATAAGTCGCCCTGTTTGATCGTTGTACTCGATCACATCCGCAGGCCCAAGCGTCCCCCACTCGCGGTTCTTCAGGACCCTCAGAGTGGACTCGTTCGGTCTGTCCCCTTGCTGGTTCCTCTCGACCGCGATGATGGTGTCGGGGAGTTGCTTCAGGGACGCGGACCCTCGGAGATCGTCCAGGTTCACCCGACCGCCCTCTTCGTGGGACTTGCCCTCGGCCTTCTTGAGGTGGCAGATAGCGATGATCCCTACGCCGGTCTCTTCGATCAACGCGCGGAGCTTGGTCATCAAGCGGTCGATGTCCTTGCGCTCCCCCTCGGCAGAGGACTCCATGCCGGACACCACTATGGAGATGTGGTCGAGCATGATGGAGTCACACTTCAGGGACACCGCCATGTACCGGAGCTTCGACAACAGGTTGTCCGACTCAAGGGAGCCGAAGTGGTTGTAGAAGTGAGTCCGCCCGTTACGGATCACCTTGTCGAGGGACGCGGTGATCTGCTCTTTTGTCAGGATGGACGGGTCCGCACGGAAGGCGCCGAGGGGGACGTTGTTGTCGATCGCGATGTAGCCCTGGGCGGTCTTCTGCCAGGACTCTTCGAGGAACACGTTGCCGGTCGTGAGACCGTGGACGGTGTTGAGGTGATACCCAAGCTCGCGCACCAGAGTGGACTTACCCACACCAGTGCCCGCCACGATGAGCACAAGCTCCCGGTTGCGGAGCCCGTGGATCATTCGATCGAGTTCGGGGTAAGGGATTGAGTAGCCCTTCACGCCCTTCTCAAAGAGGTTCTCA